TGGGTGCGTTCCTTGAGGATTTTCTCGGCTTTGGTGCCGATGATTCCGTCCTTGATGAGTTGTTTTGCCTGCCGGTTGGCGAAGTTGGCGACCGCCTGCTCATACCTGGCGGTCAGCCCATTGACGTTCAGGCCCAGCGAAGAGGCGTACCACTTGCCTGCCTCGGTGCCTGGTTTGACGCTCGAGAGGAACTGGCGTAGATCGGAGGCCAACTGGGCTGGCGTTCTGCCCTGCTCATACGCTGCGGCGACGAGCTGCCGTGCTGCCTGGCGCTGACTGTCCACCATGTTCGTGATCATCGAGCCAGCCTGGTTCTGCGCCGCAGACAGGGCGGTTGGGCTGGTGCGATCGAATGAGAAGTTGAGGACAGCCTGGGAGGGGAGAGGGGCCTCGGCTTTTCCGACAGCCCGATACTCTGCCGCTAGTTGGAGGGCGAGGTCCCGAGCTGCCGTCTGCCCCGATTCGAGCATTTGCTGGCCGAGGATCTGTTCAATCCTGGGCTGGAACGGAGAGAGCGCCTCGAGAACAGCCAGCGAATAGGCTCCCTCGTCTCGGGTTCGATACAGATCGGCGATCGCCTCGCCTGGAATGTGAGCGTATGCGCTCAGGATCAGGGTGACCATTTCCCGTTCGAGGCTCGAGAGCGTGTTCGTTCCTGCCTCTCGGCCTGCCAGATCGCCTCGGCTCCTCTTGGTCAGCGGTAGCCGACGTAGGGGGTTGCTGCGCTGGATCGCCGCCCTGACTGATCCAGGCACGGTCAGACTTCTTCTGCTTGCCCTGTCGGTAGACCGCCCAGATCTCGGAGGTAGTTCTCGAGGTTTTCGTCTGGGAACAGCGGAGCGCCAGCCTGGGCGAGGGCCGTGATGAACTGGGAGATCGCCCCGAGGTCGATGTTCTTCGGTGTCTGATAGACGAGCGTCGGGCTCAGTTCCTCGCTGACGCCGTTGAGGCGCATGAGGCGAGGAATGGCGTACTGGTTGAATACCTCGGAGATCTCGGAGAGATAGGCGTCCAGGCTCTTGATGAACAACTCGATCTTGGAAACCGAGAGGGCCTGGCTCCCGACTTTCTCATGGCCGAGGAGCAGGAAGTCGGCAAGGACGGTCATGGCGATACGCTGGTCGTATCTGCCGATGATGGCGTCGGTATCGAACTGGCGGCGACCGCCTGTGGACAGCAGTTTCAGGTCATACGCCGGTTGCTTTGTCTCAGGATCATAGGCGAGGGGGAACACGATCCCCTCTTGTTCGTCCCGTTTGATGTTTCGGACGATCTGCTTGATCGCCTCGAGGGCCGCTCGTTCGTCGCTGGTTGCTGCGTTGGAGAGCAACTGGGGAGGGACGAGAGCGACAGGCATACCGGCCAGATCCCGCTCGATACCGATCGCTTCGATCTCCTGAATCCTGCGCTTGTAGTACCAGGGAACGAAGGCGTTTCGGAGGATCGAGCGTCCCTGTGGGTTGTTGAATCGGCTGGTTGTGCGGAATAGCAGGCACTTTCCGATCGGGAGGTAGACCAGGCCCCTGTTCTGGGCGCTGGTATCCAACTGGTACGCCCCCTGGATACCGCCAGTATCGTCGAGTTCCCAGCGTTGGATTGTCTCCTGTGATCGGGCTGGGAGTTTGCGCCAGCCGACCCGACCGTCGTTGTACTTGCTGCGAGTTTTCGGATCGTTCGTGAACCCTCGCCGATATTTGTAGACGATCTCATGGTAGGAGAAGCCGTAGATCAGGAACGTACAGATCGAGGCCAGGGAATCGACCCAGGAATCGCTCATGTCGGTCAGGCACTCAGAAATGAACTCGGCTTCTCGTACTGCCTGCTCATTGGCGGCGTCTGCTGGCTCAACAGTCCATTCGACGCCTCGGATCAACATCTCAATCGCGTGGAGCATGGCTCCGACGACAGGATCGTTGTCGGCCATTTCTCGGAAGTTGGCGTACGCCTGCTTGCCCTGGAGTTGCCGGAGGAAATCGTCCCTGATCTGGCCGCCGTACTGGTGGAGGCCCGAGCTGCCGATCTCCATGAAGTCGGTGGAGGTTGGGCGCTCCTTCGAGAGGGGCTGGGAGGAGTCGGTCACGTTTAGCATGGTAGCGGAGCCTGCCTGTTGTAGGTTGCCTGTTGAATCAGAGTTTCCAGGGCGATTGTTGAGTCAGGGACTCAGGGATGACGACGGGGGCCCGTTTCGCTCCATCGACCAGGAGATCTGTGAACGCCCAGACGAGAGCGTCGAGCCGGTCTGGGGATCCTGAAACATCGGGAACCCAGGAGCAGAGTTGGTCCTCGAGATCGGAGAAATAGCCGACGTGGTGGACTCGGCCCTGCTCATAGAGCGAGGAGATCGGTTCGGCTCGGGTTCGTTTGCCTCGAGAGGCGTGGACGAGTTTGATCGGGGCGTTCCGATCGACTGTCCTGAGGAGTTCTCGGACGAGATCGCCTCCCTGGTTCGCTTCGGCAACGATCGTGTCGGCTTTGTGCTGGTGGTATGCTGCCAGGACAGCCCGAGCCCAATCGACCGGCGACGCCCTCATCGAGCGGTCATCGAGAACGTAGCCGTGGCCGTGCGGATCTGCTCCAGCGACAATGATCCCTGTCTCCGCTGACGACTCGCTGCTGGTGACCGCTGGATCGACTGCCACGACGATCCTGCTCAGAGGGGGAATGGTGCCGGAGAGGCGAGCGGCGTCGATCGAATCCCGATCCCAGAGAGCGCCGTCCACATCCTCGAGAATCTCGGCGTTCAGTTCCTGACGGCCCAGCCTGGTGCCCTCATACCTGCGCTTCATCTCGGTCAGGAAGTCGGGGGCGAGGTTCTGGGAGTTCTCGTAGGTGCTGCCTCTGGTGATCATCACCGAACCGTCGTCTGTTTTGACGAGCCGGAGGATCAGGGGCGTTGGCCTGGGCGTCGTGGTGACGACGACTCGAGGTCGTTCGCCGATACGGAGACCCAGCATGAGTTGGTCAAATGCGTCGGGATAGCGCCAGGCCGCCAACTCATCAGCCCAGGCTAGGTCATGGTTCGGGCCTCGGAGCCGATCAGGTTCGTCAGCGGAATAGGCGCTGGCAGTCGCCCCGTTGTGGAAAGTGACTCGGCGTTTCGAGGGCTCGTATCTGGGGCGCTGGTCTGGGGGATAGATCGAGAGTAGGCCCGATTCTCCCTCAATCATCGTGTCTCGTACATCTGCCGCTGTCGCTCCGACCAGGGCGATGTGGCGAGCTGCCCCCGAGTTCACCTGCTCTCGAACGAACTCCGCTCCCGTCCTCGTTTTCCCGAACCCTCGTCCTGCGAGGATCAGCCAGGTGCGCCAGGGCCCCTCCGGCGTCGTCTGTTTCGGTCGCCGCCAGATCGACCAGTCATACAGCAGGGTTCGCTGTTGATCTGGGGAAAGAGATCCGATCAGGGCCGACAGTTGATCCTCAGGGAGGGAGGCGAGCAGAACAGCCAGCGAATCGTTGCTGTCGCTCATGGCTCCTCGAGATCCTCCTCCTCGGGAGGCTCCGAGCTGCTGGGCTCCTCAGCCTCCGTTGTGTCGATCACGCCAGACGGGACGCTCGAGATTTCGGCCAGCCTGCCCTGGAGGCGCTCGAGAACCGTAGGCTCCGCTGGCAGATCCTGAGGCGTCAAAGCCTGGAGCCGTTCCAGCAGCAACGCCCCGACATCCGTTTTCAGAGGCCCACCATCGGGCCCCGACACCTCCACCGCTCGAGGAGCGTCCAGCCCCCACAGTTCAGCCCTCCGCTTCTCCACTCGGAGAACATTCGGGATCTGATCCAAATCCCCAGCAAGAACAGCCTGGAGCGCCTGCCGAACCAACATGTCGAGCCTCTGCGACTGAATGATCCTCTGCTCATGCGCTGGCTCCACAACAGCCCGATCGAGTGCCGCCTTCACGGCCCTCCACGCCCCCGAGCGATCGGCGTACCCGAGTTCGGAGGCGATCCGATCGAAGCCGACTCCGAGGTTGCGGAGTTCGAGGGCTCGTTGTTGTTTCTGGGCTGCTTCGATGTTGAGGCGTCTCACGTTGCGTTCTCTCGTTGAGTTTTCTGTTGAGACGATAGTGGTTGTATGGGGATCTGTCAGGTTTATGGGTTGGGCTGTTGTACGTTTTGGGGGTGATTGAGTTTGAGAACGCTCCTCCTCCTCTTGGGGATTGGTTGTGGGAGGCGGCGTGTTTGGGGGTTGGGCCTCAGGTGTTCTTTCCTCCTAGCGGTCAGCGCCCTGTGGAAGCTCAGCAGTTATGTGGGGGGTGTGCTGTTCGGTTGGAGTGTTTGGATTATGCGCTCCAGAACAATCAGCATTGGGGGGTATGGGGTGGGCTGACTGAGCGTCAGCGGTTTGCTGTGAAGCGGGCTCGGAGGTTGGGGCATAGACACCCGTTGGATCCTCTCGAGGGCTAGGCTCGTAGCATGAAGATCATCTCTTACGGAGGGGGCGTTCAGTCTACGGCGATGATCGTTCTTGCTGTTCAGGGCCTGATTCCTGATGTGGAGGCGGCGTTGTTTGCCAACGTCGGCGATGACTCGGAGCACCCAGACACGCTTGAGTACGTTCGGAACATTGCTGTCCCCTGGGCTGCTGAACGAGGGCTACCGATCCATGAGTTGAGCCCCATGAGAAAAGGGCAGGAGACAACGCTGTTCAGGGAGATCACTCAGGAGGGCAGTCGCCGAGATCTGATCCCAGTATTCGGAGAGCAGGGAAACCCTATGGGCCGAGCCTGTACCGCTGATTTCAAGATCAAGACGCTTCACCGTTGGCTCCGAGAAAACGGGGCGACCAAGACCAACCCTGCGTATGTTCAGTTGGGGATCTCAACCGACGAGATCGAGCGTGCTGGCCGAGGGAAGGACGCCAGCATGGAACGCCGACAGTATCCCCTGCTAGACCTGGGGATGAACCGAACAGACTGTATGGAAGTGATCCGTCAGGCTGGCCTCCCTGTTCCCCCGAAATCGTCGTGTTTCTTCTGCCCGTTTCACTCCGAACTGGTCTGGTCCGAGCTGCGACGTGATCGCCCAGATCTGTTCGACCAGGCCCAGTATCTCAAGGACTTCATTCAGCAGAGGAAACGAGACTCAGGGATGAGGCAGGTCTACATCACCAGAAAAGGCTCCCAGCAGGGCACACGACTGTCCGAAACGATCTACGCTCAGGGAGACACCCTGTTCGGTTCCGAGATCGGAGCCGATGGTTGCGATTCGGGATACTGCTGGACTTAGTGCCGTCCATCTCGTCGGCGGTCATAGGCGACGAGGGCGTTCGTTACGTGCTGGGGGACGGGATAGGGCCAGCCTCGGAGCGCCTGATACAGGTCGTCGGCGATTTGCCGCCAGGCTCCTAACTCCTCATCGGCGACAGATTCGATCATTTTCTGGCTCCCTGGTGGAGTTTGCGTTGGAATCGTTCGGTGTCTCGGAGCGCCCG